TTGGATAATGATGAGGCTGGAATGACAGTAGGTAACAAACTATTTAAACACCTTCCTAGTTTTCGTGATGGTGTTAAGTGGCTTAACTACAGCCATACAAAAGCAAAAGACCTTGGAGAAATGTCTGACGAAGAGATTGGTATTGCCATAACAAAAGCAACTGTCTTACCTTGGTGGGTAAATGTTTAAAGGAACTTTATACCCATTTCAAGAAGAAGCCCGTGAAAAAATGGTTGATAGGGGCAAGATGTTATTAGCAGTAGTAATGGGAGGCGGCAAAACCGTAATTACTATTAACTCTCTTGAAACATTATATGAACAGCAAGAAATTACACGAACAATCATTATTGTTCCTGCGTCTTTAAAATATCAGTGGCTTAGAGAAATTACTAAATTTACAAACTCACGAGCAGTGGTAATTGATGGCACTGCCAAAATACGAGAAACGTTATGGCGTTCTGCAATTAGAGCAAAGTACGTCATTGTAAATCCTGAGACGTTGATAAACGACCAACATATGTTTAACTCGTTGCGTTTTGAAGCAATGGTAATAGATGAAGCAACTATGATTAAATCACCACGCGCCAAACGTTCAAAGTTGCTTAAAAAACTTGGTAAAAAATGTCAGTACAGGTTTGCACTTACGGGTCAACCAATTGAAAATAAACCAGAAGAATTGTTTTCTATTATGGAGTTTGTAGACGAAACCGTGTTAGGCAGATTTGATTGGTTTGATAAAACTTTTATTGTTCGTGACAAGTTTGGAAGACCAACTCGTTACAGGAACTTAAACGTATTGAATAAATCAATGGAACTAGCAATGGTTCGTAAAAACAGAAAAGATATTCAAGACCAATTACCCGAAGTTATTTCAACAGTTATTCCAGTTCAGTTTGATGAAATGGGAGCACAAGCGTATAAACACATCTCCAATGACCTTCTTAAACAAATACAACAAGCCTTAAACACACACGGAAAAGGGTTTGATTTGTGGTCTCACTATCATGGAAACGCAGCAGCAAATGAAGCGCAAGGGCAAATTATGTCGCGGTTAACTATCTTACGTATGCTTTGTGATAACCCTGAACTAGTTATGTTTTCAGCAGAAGAGTTTGTTAGGGCAGATGGAGACGTAGGTAGTAAGTATGCAAAAGAAGTTATGGACAACGGTTGGGTTAATAATAGTCTTACAACTCCAAAAATGGATGCCGTTATAGATTATATAAAAGATGTACTGGACGAAGACCCAAACAATAAAGTTGTTTTGTTTTCATTTTTTAAAAAGAACCTTAAATTGTTGTCTGAAAACACTAAAAATATTACCAAGTCAGTGCTGTTTACTGGAGACATGAACTCAACAGAAAAAGACGCGGCTAAACAAAAGTTTAGCAAAGACCCCAGCACACGGTTGTTTTTGTCATCAGATGCTGGGGGGTATGGTGTTGACTTACCCCAAGCCAACTATCTAATATCATATGACCTTCCGTGGTCTGCTGGTAAGTTAGACCAACGAGAAGCAAGAATCATACGGTTATCTTCACAACACCCCCACGTTACAATTGCATCATTCGTAATGAAAGGGAGTATTGAAGAAAGGCAATATGAAATGCTTCAACAAAAAAGAGGAATTAACGAAGCATTCATTGACAAAGGGTACGATACACAAGGTAGATTTGAATTGACACTTAATTCTTTAACAGAATTTTTACAACACTCGGAGGTATGACATGGATAAAGAATACGACGAACAACACTTAACAAGACTTGTAGAAGATTTTGTTTCTCAAAAGAAACTGTTATCTCAATTAGAAACAAGAGTTGACAAAATTAAAAAAGAACTAAGCACGGTTGTTGAACAACATGGAACCCCAGACGACAGTGGTCACATTTGGTTAAACATTGGTGGACATGAATTGAAACGTGAACGTCGCGTCAGCAAATCGTTTAACTCAACACAAGCAGAAGATTGGGCACGTGAGCAAGGCTTGTGGGACGATGTAAAAGAGGTTATTGAACGACTTAGCGAAGACAAACTTTTACAAATGGCATGGGAAGACAAAGCACTTCTTACAACAGTTCAAACTTTTTATACAGAGAAAGAAACGTGGGCATTTAAAGCGTGAAAGACCCGTTAGATGTATTTAATAATTTGCCTGATTACCCTGGTAGTCGTAAGCCAAAAAACAGGGGAAATAAGGTAAAAGCACTTACCGATGATAAGTACAACGGGGCAAAACCCAAGAAGTACATAATCAAAGGTACAGAGGTACTGATGTTTACCATTGGCGATTTAGCCAAAGCAATAGGTAAGCGTCCATCTACGTTGCGAGTTTGGGAGCATCGTGGTTGGCTTCCCAAAGCCAAATACCGAACACCAAAACCTGTGAAGCAACAAATTCCAGAAAAAACTTCACAAGGTAGGAGACTTTACACTTTAGAACAGGTAGAGTTTCTTCTTGAAGCAATGACTCGTTTCAAAGTACGTGAGGTTAATCACGGAGATTGGAACGGTTTTAGAAAACACATCAAAGATAATTGGCCCCAATAAACACACAAAGGAAAAATACAATGCCAAGAAATTATGAAACAGTAGAGTTAACACCAAATACGGAGCAAGATACAACCGCTTCAGCAGAACCAACTCGCAAACTACTTCGCGGTGGTTGGCAACAAGTTGACGTTTTAAAAAGCGCAGATTCTCAGTACGCACAACGTTTGAAGGTTTCTGAAGAAGTACAAGTGATTAAGTTTTTGGACGACGAGCCATATGCAGCATGGCACCAACACTGGGTAGAGCGTGAGGGTCAAAAATCATTTATTTGTTTGCGCGACCTTGAAGAGCGTGGATGCCCATTGTGCGAAACAGGTAACCGTCCGTCACAACGTATTGCTTTCAATATTGTATTGTTAGGCACTGGTGTAAAACCATTAGTTCGTTCGTTTGAAGTTGGACCAAGGGTTGTTGACCAACTTCGCAATTTGAACAAAGCACCTCAAACAGGTCCGTTGACAAAACACTATTGGGCTGTAAGCCGTACAGGCAAAGGCGCAACAACCGCATACAACTTGCAGGCTATTCGTGCTCGTGATTTGCAAGAAGAATGGAAAATGGACGAGATTGATGAAGCCCTTATGTCTCAGTTGCGTGAAGACCGATATGACGCAAGCATTATGAAAGTTCCTGCTTACGCAGACCTTTTGTCAGTTGCGTCAGAAGATTTAGGGAAGTAAATAATGGGGAGCGTAAAACCTCCCATTATCACAACTTTAGAAGAACTTGATGAACTTGTTAGTGTTGTTAAGGAAGTTGGGGCGTTTGCTTTTGATGTGGAAACACAATCCATTATTGAGCATCACCCCGACTTACTACACCATTTAGAAAAAGATTTTCAAGAACATGTTAAGGGTTTAAAAAGTAAAAGCCCTGATATTATTCAAAGAGCACATGATAATTTGGTTGAACAGTATTTAAAAGAAATAGCCGTAAACCCATTACGCAACGAAGTGTTTTGGATTGGTATTGCTACCAAAGGTCATTCGTGGGCAATACCGATGGGTCACAAAGTCGGTTCACTAATAGAAGCCGAAGAGGTAGGAGATGGAAGCACAGTACCTCCTGTTGGGTATCGTAAAAAACTTAAAAACGGACAAGAGTCTACGGCAAAAGCCAGATACACAAAACCAGGAACGTATGATAAACCTGTAAAGCAACTGTCACGAAGTGTTGTTTTTGAAAGATTAAAACCTTTGTTTTTTAGCGACTTAATTAAAGTTGGTCAAAACGTTAAGTTTGATGCAAGGTCTATTTCAAAGTATTACGGTGCCATACCACCAGGACCTTATGCAGACACAATGCTTTTACAACATCTGGTTAACGAGAATTTAAGTAATTACTCACTTGAAACTATTATTGAAAGCAACTACAACAATCACAAAGCCTACGAACGTGGTGGCAAACTTGGCGGAAGCATAAGCAAAGTAACGATTGATGACGCTTCTTTATATGTACATCGTGATGCTCGTTGGACATGGTTGCTGTACACCCGTTTGATAAAGAAAGTAAATGCCTACACAGACCTTCGTAAAGCCATGACGTTAGATAGTCAAGTTTTAGAAGTTCTTATGGACATGGAAAATCAAGGAATTCCAGTTGACGTTAATAATTTAAACCTTTTAGAAAAAGAATTAGACAACGAATTAATAGAAGTAAATAACAACATTTTAAAGTATGCACCACTTGGTTTTAATCCTGATTCCAACAAACACAAACAAACTTTCTTGTTTAGTAAAAAATCAGAAGGTGGTTTGGGTCTTAAACCATATAAGAAAACAGGAAAAGGCGCGGCATCTGTTGATGAAGAATCTTTAAAGAGTTTGCAACACAAACACGAAGTGGTAGCACAACTATTAAAATGGGCAGAGTTAAAGAAACTAAAATCAACGTACGTAAATGGGTTGATACCTAAATTATATAAAAACAAACTGCACCCATCTTTTCACTTGCATAGAAC